CCGGCGGAGACAGGAACTCGACGCTACCGGCGTCCGTGCCCAGTCCGGTCAGCGTGTAGTGCACGCCGTAGGTGTAGACGGTGGTGATGCCCGACAGAACGCCCTGCACGACCAAGTCGGCGGCGGACAGAACGGTGAATGCATACGGGAACGAGGTGGTGACGCCGTTGGCGGTAGAGCTTGCAATCGGGGTTTCGGCATTGACGGACATGGGCGCCTCGCGCGTGAAGCGCGGGCCGCCGTCGTCAGCTCTCCAACTCGACTTCGTGCACGCCCGCTGATGGGCGCCAATCCTCCCGCCCCTTCGCGGGCGGTTTCCAGCCATCGGACTGCACCACCACCGCGCGCCCGATGCGTTCGGGCGTCTCCGCGATGGCGCCGGCCAGGCTGTCGAGGTGATCGTCCGGCTGCTCGGTGATGCCCGGGTTCCAGTCGCGCATCTGCTCCCACGCCGGCCCGTCGATCACCGACGTGTGGGCCCAGAGCTGCCCGGAGTTCAGCGGCCCCTCGATGGCCTCCAGGATGCGCTTGTTCTTGTTCGTGGCCTGCGGCTCGGCCTTCACCCCGCACTGCAGCTTGGCCTGCTTCAGCGCGGTCTTCAGCCAGGCCGGCGCGAAGGCGCCCACGCCGTTGGTCTCGATCACCACGCGCGGCAGCTCGAGCTGGCGCACCACGTCGACGATCTGCAGCACCTGGCCGCCGGTGATCTGCTTGCCGCTCTCGTCGGTCTCCGCCACTTCGCCGCGCAGCTCGACCGAGCGGTGCCAGTAGCGCCGGCCCTGTTCGTCCTGCAGCACCACCGCCAGCGACGACACATCGCTCTTGAGCTTGCCGCTCGAAGGATCCCAGCGGCACGCGGCGCCGACGATCCGCGCCATGCCCAGCCACATCGCGACGCCGCCATTCGCGCGCCGCACCACCGGCTCGACGTTGTAGGCCTTGAGCTTGCTCGGGTCCAGGCGCAGCTCGGCCAGCGGCTTGGCCTCCAGCATGTACTGGCTGTCCCAGCCATTGAGGGTGCGGGTCTCCTTCCGCCGCCGCTCGATCTCGTCCCGCGTGAACCGCGCCGGCCAAGCGCAGCCCGAGCAGATGTCGATGACCACGGCCGGCGGCGCAGGGAAGATCACGACTCCGTTCTCGAACGCGAAGTCGACGCCCTGCCGCAGCATCCGCGCGCCCTTGTGGATGCCGGCCATCACGTACAGGCCGTCCGCCCCGACCGGGTGGCGGAACTCGTACCGCGTGCGCTTCGCGGTGTCGGTGAACCGCACCGAGTGCGCGAACAGCGGGATCTTCAACACGGCAGCTCCCGCGGCGATGCGTTCAGGGTAGATCGAGTCGCTGGTGTGCGGCGTGCCGATGTACGTCTTCTGCGCGCCCGGCACCGCGATGTGCGTCGACTCGCTGATGCGCTGGCGCAGCTTGAGCCGCGCTTCGGGCGTCTCGATGTTACCCGGCACCTCAATGTCGTCGAAGTCCACGTCGTCGGCCCGCGCGCCGGTGGCGTTCGAGGTCACGCCGACGGCTCGCATGCTGGCGTTGCGGGCGTCCCTCGCGCCGTTGACCCAGAACCGCTTCGCGCCTGGCTTCGACGGCAGCATGCCGCGGCACCACGGGTGATTGCGCAGCACGTTGATCGTGTCGGCGGTCAGCATCCCCGCGGTCTCGTTGTCGGCCGACCAGACGAGCGAGCGGTGCGAGCGGTTGCGCCAGAGCTTCCACGCCTTGTGCACCGCGTACAGCGTGGACTTGGCCGCCCCTCGGAAGACCATCAGCACGCGCTCGGGGGCCTGCTCCTCGGCAAGCCAGGTGCAGATCTCGACGTGCAGGTCAGGGACCGTCCAGCCCTGGATCTCGGCCCAGCGGTTGAAGAAGGCGACGAAGGAGATCGCGTCAGAGCTTGGGCTTTGCATCGCGTGCCGCCCTCACGGCGCGCGCTGCCAGCACTTCCGCCGCCGCCGCCTCGAAGCGCGCCACCTCAGCTTCGACAGGATCGGCCTCCGCGTCCGCCGGCACATCGGGCTGATCGGGCACGATGGCCCCGCCGGTCTCGACGTTGGCCATCAGCCGCTGCACCTGCATGGCCAGCGACACGGTGTTGATCGCCAGGCCGCGGCACCACTTCGCATCGCCGCGCTCGTCGCGGGTCATCTCCTTCGGCGCCTTCTCGCCGGCCACCCAGTTGCCCGGGTCGGCGTCAATCAGCGCGCGCTCGACGAGGCGATCGCGAAGGCTTTCGAGACGAGTGAGCTGGTCGGGGCGCATGGGCCCCTATTGTCCGACGGCGCGCTCGAAATCGGGAGCCCTGTCGGGCAGCGCTTCCCCCGGGGTCCACCAGTAGCCTTGCCCCCAGTCCTTCTGCGCCCGCTGCTCGACGCGGCCCAGATACCCGGGATTCAGCGCCTCCTGCGCGTTGTGCAGCGCCCAGTGCTCCCACGCGGCGCGCAGGTACCAGATGTCGACGCCAGGCAGTTGATCGTTGACCCACTGCACCGCCCGTGCGCCCTGGTTCTTGTCGGCCTTGGCGACGTCGATCAGCCCACCAACGGCGCCGGCCACCGGTCCCGCCATGCCCAGCTTGCCTTCGAACGAGCGCGATGGATCGTCCAGAGGCGCCAGAAGCACATCGGCGAAGAACCCGCCCCCGCCGCCGGCCGAGAACGCCTTGAGCCAGAACTTGGCCGCGTGTTCGCCCGTCATGTCGATGGGGTCTTTGCCTGCCATGACTTGCCTGCCCTGCGTCTGGATCGCGCCCAGCAGCGTGGCCGTCACCATCAGCGCAGCCAGCATGCCGATCTTGTTCCCGACCGGGCCGCCGAGCAGCGGCGAACCTCCTCCGAAGCCCAGCGGCGCGCCGTCCAGCCCCTGCGGCGTGTCGATGATCCGCTGCCAGTGGCGCGTCACCATCGCCACCGGGAAGCTCTTGAACTGCGCGAACGATCGCCACGCCTCGCCGGAGAACGTGCCGGCCCGACTCGCGCCGCCGGTGACGATTGCCCGCGTCGCAAGATCGGGGTTCACGACCGCGAACTGAGCCTCGTCGGTGACGAAGGCCAGCCACTTCGTCGCAGCCTGGCCTGCCAGCGGGTCGCCGGTGGCGCGGATGCTGTCCGCGGTCAGGTACTGCATGCCGTTGCGCTCGGTGGGCGCAGCGCGGCTGATTACCGCCCACTCCGCCTCGCCGATGCCCTTGCGCGACAGCAGTTGCCGGTCCCAGCCGTCGAGATCGCCCCAGGCCTTGCCCACCTTCGTCGAGAAGTTGCGCATCAGCGTGGCCGAGAACGCGGCGCGCAGCCCGTCCGTCCAGGCGTTGAGCAGCGAAAGCCGCATCACCGAATTCGTGACCTGGCCCGTGAACGAACGCGAGAAGTGGTCGCCGACCATCCGCTGCACGTCGTTGACCAAGCTCTCGGCGATGACGCCGTGCGACTGCAGGAAGGCGCGCTCATCCGCCTTGAACTGCCGCCCGACGTTCGCCAGCATCTGGAAGTACGGCAGCCGGTTGTAGTGCAGGCTCGCCGCGATGGTCGCCATGTCGCCGAACGCAGCCAGTGGCCCGGCGGTGATCTTCGCCGCGGTCTGCACGTTGCGCAGGTCCTGGCCGACGCGCGCGATCAGCCTGTTCTCGGGCGTGCCCGCGTTGCCGCTGATCAGCTCCCAGTAGGTCTCGGGCTTGTTGCCCTGCGCGCGGTTCGCCAGCGTGCCTTCGCCGTCAACGCGCCGCGCGATGTCGGCTTGCACGCGGAACGTCTGCGCCGCGTTGGGCCCGTAGGCTTCGACCAGCGCGATGTCGCGCGCCATGCGCCCGATGTGCCCCACCATCGAGTCGTACAGCGAACCCTCGCCGAAGTCGCGCATGTAGTCGATCCAGGCGTCCCCGTCGCGGAAGTGCAGCACCCGGTGATCGGCGCCGCGGTTGGCGCGCTTGCCCGTGCCAGCGAACGTCCCGGGCTCGTGCTTGTTGGCCCCGCCGGTCGAGATCGTCTCGTGCGCGGCGCGCAGCACGTCAAGCAGCTCGGCGTCCGGCATCAGCGAGCCGTCCTCGCGCACGTACTGCTCGCGGTCCAGCAGCGGCAGCACGCGTTTCGCCCAGCGGTCCGCGCCGGCGGTGCGCACCCGCACGGCGTCGTGCGCCTGGCTAAGGTAGCCGTACCCGAGCTTGCCGATGTTGCCGCCCGCAGCGTTGAACCGCTGGCGCATGCGCTCGATGACTTCGAGCCACGCCTTCGCCGCGGCGCCGGCCGCCTTGTTTCCCGTGGAACCATCGGCACTGCGGAACACCTCGCGCACCACGTCGGCCGTCATCTGCGGGTTGTCCAGCCCGAACACGCGCATGCCCAGGTTCCGCAGCAGCCCGGTTCCGTCCCTGTTGCCGGCGGCATCGAACAGCTCGCCCAGCGACGCCATGAACTCGTTGCGCACCCCGTGCACTTGGTTCTCGACGTTCTGGGCATCGCGCGCCAGCGCCTGCGACCGCGTGACGCTGGTCCCGGTCTGCTGCAACGAGATGACCCGCGCGTCGGCCTCGGCGGCGCGCAGCACCTGCAGCCCGGCCTGGTATTCCTTCAGCGCGGCCTGCGCCTGGATGTCCTCCATGGCCTTGGTCACGGCCTCGGCGACCCGCTGCTCGCGCGTCAGGCCGGCCCAGCGCTGGCGGTCGCGGCGCGCCAGCTCGCGCATCGTGCCGACCATCGCATCGTCGATCGCCTTCAGCTTCGCGTCGCTGATCTCGCGTCCGCCGGCGGCGGCCCGGACGGCTGTGGCACATTGCGGCTTCATGGACGGGTTCCTCCGGGCGTTGCCCTACCTGCTGGTGATGCTCGCCGCGGTGCCGGTCTTCGGCCTGCTGGCGACGGGATCATGGCGCGCCGCCTGGGCGTACACCAAGGTCTGGTTCTCGTCGATCGCGTTGCTGGTCGTCGTGGGTTTGCTGCTGCACCTGGTGCTGCCCTAGCCCGCGCTCAGCGCGCACTCGGCCGCCACGCGCACCAAGTCGGCATCCAGCGCACCCAGCTCGGCGTCGGTGCCCTCGGCAGCCTCGCGGCGCGCCTTGGCCAAGAACTCGGCGGCGGTCGTGTTGTCGTCGACGCGCAGCTCGGGCCGGTTCAGCTCGATGGCACGCACTCGATCGTCGACCATGCGCACCATCGCGTCGACCTTGGGCGCAGCAGGCTCCGGGTCCACGCCGGCCAGCTGGTCGTCCGACAGCGCGCGCATGCGCTCCACCGCGTCGGCAGTCACGCCCTCGGGCCGCACGCCGGGATCGTCCAGCATCGAGGCCTGCCGCGGGTCGCCCAGCGCGTCAACCGCCTGCACCATGCGCTGCACCATCTCGGCGATGCGCCGCGGCGCGCGGGCGTTCTCGGCCAAGCCCACCAGCATGGTCCGCACCGCTGGCGGCATCCCGCCGCCCAGCAGGTCGCCCTGCGCCAGCACGTCGTCAAGCGACCGGCCCTCCTGGCGGATGGTGTCCAGCTCACGCACCGCGCGCACTAGGTCGGGCGCCAGGTCGATCGGCTGCCGCGCGCCGGCGGCGATCAGGTCCTGCAGCCGGGCCACCTCGGGCGCCGCCCGCAGCAGCCCGGCCAGCACGTTGCGCACGTTCGAGTTCGTCGACTCGGACAGCGCGGCCAGGATCGACGGGTCGCCGTAGGCCTTCGCGAAGACCGCGTTGCGGATGCGCTGCTGGCCGGCCTGTGAGAGCCGCCCATCGGCCTGCATCAGCGCGCCGCGCTCGTTCGGCGACACGCCGCGCATAAATCCCCGCACGAAGTCCTGCGACCGCGCCATGTTGATCGTGCCGTCCTCGTTCGCCACCAGCCCAGACAGGTCGGTCATGCGGCTCGCGTCGGCCCGGGCCTGCTCGACCGGTGACAGCGCCGCCACCGGCGACTCGTTGGCCTGCCGGGCGAACTCGGCGCGGTCGATCTCGCCCAGGCGCTCGCGCACCAGCACCGGCTGGCGCATGGCCTGCACGTCGTCAGCTTGCAGCCCGAACCGCTCGGCGTTGCTGGACAGCCAGGTGCCGTAGCCGTCGGCTTTCCCCGACCCGTAGGCCCGGCGCAGCGCGATCGTCCGGGCGTTGCCAGACTCGACCACGCCGTCCGGGCCGACGATCGGCGCGCCGTCGCTGGCCTTGACCGACTCGCCCAGCAGCTCGGGGCGCAGCGCGTTCTCGATGCGGGCCACCTGCTCGGCGCTGGCGGCGCGCGTGCGGTCGCGCGGCTGCAGCTCGGCCGGGAACGCCGCGTTGGGCGCCAAGTCGTCGCCGTGGGACGTGATCAGGTCGCCCGCTTCGACAAGGCGGTACCGCACCGGCACGCGCAGGCCCTGCTCGGTGACGACCTCAGCGCCCCGCCCGATCGGGTTTCCACCGATAATCGAGTCGGAGGTCGACATGAAACCCGCTTCACCCGCCGAACTGCTCCCTGCGTCGTTCGGCCGCGCCGAACTGCTCGATGTCGAGGGCATCCCGGTGTCGATGGGCAACGTGCCCGGTTGCCCGTTCTCCTGCGCTGCCTGGGATACCCTGCCACCGCGCAAGTTCTCGTCCGACTCGGCGACCCGCAACGGCGGCCCCATCGACGAGGCGGCATTCCGCGCCCTCATCGCCGAGTTCCACGCCGGGTCGTAGATCGCGCGCATTCGCGCGTTCAGATCGTCAATGCGCGCCTGCTCCTGCGGGGTACGCAGCCTGCCTTCAGCGTTGCGCTTGATCGTCTCGCGCTCAACGTACAGCGGGTGCGCGGTCTTCTTCGCCGCCAGCATCGACGGCAGGTTCACCTGCACCTCGGCCACCGTGCCGTCCGGCAGCCGCACGTTCAACTTCGCGTCGCGGTAGCCGTCGACCGGCTCGACAGCAGGGTCGAGCAGGTTGCGCCGGCCCGTCGGTAGCACCTCGAACCGCTCGAACATCGACGCCACCGCACGCTGCGCGGCTGCCGAGCTGTCCACCTCCACGGTCGCGCGCAGCAGGTCCCTGATGCGCGTCGGGTCGCCGCCGTAGTCCTCAAGCACCTTGTCGACGGCGCGGCCGGACTGCTTCAACCCGACGAGCTTGGCATTGCCGCCTACCGCGGCGGCTATGTCGGAGATCGCGCTGTCGAACGCCGGCTTGCTGGCCGCGGCGGCGTCGTACATCGCCACCATCTGCTCGCGACGCTCGGCCGGCAGGCGCTGGATGTCGGGGCTGTCGAGCGTGGGCCGCCGGCTGGCAACGTCGTCGGCCTGCAGCGTCAGGTTGTGCGCCATGGCGGCGTCGACGGCGTCGCGTGGTACCTCCGCTCCAACCTCTTGCCGTTCGGCTGCTGGCAGGCCGGATTCGGCGCCCGGCGCGGCCGTTCGGCCCGCTCGCACGTTGCGCAGCGCGCCAGCAGCAGCGAACGGCAGCGGCACCAGCGCGGCCAGCGTCAGCCCAAGCGGGTCAAGCGGGTCGTACTGCGCGGCAATCTTGCCGTAGTCGGCCCGCTCCAGGATGGCACGCGTGGCCGCCTGCTGCGCGACAAAACCGCCCGGGCCTCCGGCCAGGTACAGCCCAGCCGTGGCCTTCAGCGTGGGCCCAGACAGCGGCAGGACGACCGATGCGGCAGAGACCGCCCCGGTCACGCCAGCCGCCTTCAGCGCGGTCGCGGCATCCACGCCCTGCGCACGCAGATCCTCGAAGGTGCGGTCGGCCTCGCTGGCGCCGAAAAGCCCCGCGCCGCCCACGGGGCCCAGCGCCAGCGTGGAGCCAATGGCCTTCGTCAACCCGCGGCCCAGCTCGAACACGGTCGTCTCGGCAGTCGACGCGGTCATCGGGTCGGGCCGCAGCTCGTCGGCAACGTTCCGGAACGACCGGCCGACCTGCGTCTCGTAGTCGCCGCGGGCGATGACTTCGCGCCCTTCGTCGGCGCCGCGGCGCACTGCGTCGGAGCCCAGCGCCGCCATCGCAAGCGGGTTGCCCTCGTCGGCGATGGCCTGCGCGGCGCCGTAGGCCTTGGTCACCTTGCCGACGGTGGCGATGGTCTCGGAGACTCCGGCGCGCGTGGCGTTCCACAGCGTAGACCAGACGCTCCAGTCACGTGGCTTCGGAGGCTCAGGCGGCAGTGACGAAAGAGCCCGAACCTGCGCAGTGTGATCGAACTCCATCAGCGCACCTTGACGATGATCGGCGCGCCCTCGGCGTTGACCGCCGGCCGGCCGCCCACCAGCACCGCGAATTCGCCCGGGCGCACTGGCATCAGCGGCTGCGCCGGCAGCGACCGCACGAACTCGGCCACCGGCACCTCGACGCCGCCGGCGCGCAGCACGCCGGTCGGCGCTTGGCGCCGCACATCGGCTTCGGTGACAGCTTCCAGGCGCCGTCGCAGCGCACGCTCGTCGACGCCCGCAGGCAGCGGGATGCGGCGCCCCGCGTGCTCGACGATGGTACCGCCCAGGGCCAGGCTGACGGCCCGGTTCATGTCGCCCTTGTCCAGCGCGCCGCCCTGCTCCGCGGCGATGCCGTGCATGATCAACTCGGCGGCGTCGCGCACCTGGCTGGTGAACCGCTCGTCGCCGAACACGCCGGCCAGTTCGGTCGCCGCGTGCGCGCGCCACGCGTTGGCCTTAATTGCCGGTTCGCGCTGGCCCTTGGTGCTGGTGCCATCGGCCTTGGCCTGCTGGCCGCGCAGGATCAGCTCCGACGTGAACCGACCTTCCGTGGTCTTGGCACCCGCCGCGGCCAGCGCCAGCGCCAGCCCCTTGTCTCTGGCGTCAAGCTGCGCGGCCAGCCCGGCGGCTTGCTGCGGACCCAGCACTTCAGCCATCCCCGCTACGACGACCGAGCGCTCCTTGACCGGAAGCGCATCGAGCTGCGTCTTCACTGCGGTCGCTTCGTCGCTGGTCAGCGGCGACACTGGCCGCCCGGCCCACTGCTGCACGCGCTGCGCCAGCGGCACGCGCGCTTGCAGCTGCTGCATCAGCCCTGGAATGCCCCCGATCGGGTCCAGCGGCCGGAACTCGGTGATGACGCCTCGCTCAAGGCCAGCGCGCAGCGCGTCGCGGTCGAGATCCTGCTGACTGCCGCGCAGCACCTTCTCGATCTGCTCCTTGCGCTTGTCGAGCTCGGGCGATCGGCCGCGCTGCGCGATCAGCGCGTTCACCTGGTCGAGCAGCATCTGCTGCTGCTGCACCGGCTGCGCCGCCAGACCGCCCATGTCCTTCGCCTGCTGGGCCAGCGCGCGCACCCCGGACTGGTAGGGCGTGCCCGAGGTCGCGGTGAGCGCGCGGTCGATGTAGGCCGGGTCGAGGATGGTCCCCTTGTCGGCCATCACCTGGAACGTGTTGAACTCGGCCTCGGCCAGCTTCAGGCGCCGCTCGGCCTCGCGCTGCGCGCGCGCCGCGGCGAGCTCCGCCTTTTGGTCGAGGTGCAGCCGGTAGGCGGCGATCCGGTCGAGCAGCGTGGCGCGCTTCTGCGGGTCGATGTCCGGCAGGCCGGTGGAGATGGTCTTCTCGGCCGCATCCAGCATCTTGCGGTCGGCACGGCCGGCGCTCACCAGCTCGTAGCCTGCGGTGTACTGAGTGCCCTCCTTCCAAGACTGCTTCAGCTTGGTCAACTGGTCCGGGCTCAGCGTCGACTGCGGCCCGAGCTGGTCAACCAGCTCCATCGCGCGTTGGGTGGCGCTCGCGGGGTCGGTGCGGTACTGGCGTTGCAGGTGCTCCAGCGCCTGACTGATCCCGCTGGTCACGTCCTGACGGTCGCGCTGCGTCACGGTCTTGCGCACGCTGTTGTTCAGCCGCGCGGCGTCGCGCGTCAGCTCGGCCACCACCGCGCCGCGCTGCTCTTGCGACAAGTCGCCGCCGGTGCCCTGCAGCAGCTTGCCGGCCTCGGCCGCGAAGTCACTCTCCGCCTTGGCCTTGGGCACGGTGCCGTCGAGCACGCCCTGCGTGATGCGGTCGTGCAGGTCAGCCAGTCCGTCCTTGGCACCCGTCAGTGTGGTGATCGCGTGCGTGCGCGCGGCTGCTTCGGCGGCTTGGGCCCGCTCCTGCCGCTCCTGCGCCTCCTGCCGCTCCCTCTCGCGCCGCAGCTCCATGCCCCGCTCGTCGACCACCTGCGCTGCGACCTGCCCGGTGCGCTCGACAGCCTGGCCGATCGGGTTGCCGCGCGGGATCGAAGGCGCCTGCCCAGGCCGCGCCACCGCCTGCCCGAAGTCGCCCAGCGGAATCGTCGCCATCAGGTCCACCCCTTGATTCGGTTCAGCTCGCCCAGCGGATCGGACGACCGGTTCGCCGCGTCCAGGTCGCGCTTCGTCACGGGCCCGGTCTTCCAGCCGCCGGACTGCCGCATGTAGGACTGCACGCCGCTCAGCACGGTGCCGACGGCGTTCACGTAGCCCGCGGTCTTCTGCATGCTGCCGTCGATGCGCGCGAGCTGGCCGTCCAGGCGCAACCCCGCGGCGCGTCGGTCGCCGCCCAGCAGCGCCTGGAACGCGTCGCTCTCGACCCCCTGCTCGATGTAGCGCTCGGTCTCCAGCGCGCTGCCCTCGCCCACCTTCACGCCGGCCGCGGCGTAGGCGGCGTTGGCCTGCCCGACTTGGCGGCGACCGGCGCGCCGGATCAGCTCGGCGGTCTTCAGCGCGTTGTCCTGTTCGACCTTGGCCTGGTAGTCGAGCGCCTGCGCCTGCAGACCGGCCTGCGCCTTGGCGTAGCGCCCCTGCTGCACCTGATTCATGGCGTTCATGCCGGTCACGGCCGCCGTCAGCCAGGACATCGCGTCTCCCTCAGTCGTTGACTTGGAACTTCCGAACCACCGCCAGCAGGTGCAGCGGCAACGGCTGGTCCTGCACGATGGTCAGATCCGATCGGCCGCGCTCCCAGCCCAGCGTCTCGATCCGCACGTTGCCGGTGAACGGCTCCGGCGCCCTGTCGAGCACGTCCGGCCCGAACCGGCGGAACGGCACCGTCTGCTCGTTCCCGTCGCCGTCGAACACCCGGGCGCCGATGGTGTTCAGGAACCGCAACGTCAGCTCGCTGGTGCGCATGCTGTTGCCCTGGGCCGTGCCGGTGCCGGTGCCGACCTCGGGCGTCAGCAGCGCGATCTCGGTGCGGAAGTGCAGCCCGATCAGCGTGCGGTAGCTCTTCCGGGGCAGCGTCACGTTGCCGGACAGCGGGACGGTCTGCTGCGGCTGCACAGCCCCATCGGCCACGATGTCGACGGTCTTGCCGATCAGGTGCGGCACGTTGAACACCGTGCGCCCGGCCACGTCGTCGAACGACACGCCGCAGTCCACCGTGTAGCCGTAGGTGACGCTGGCCGGCGCCGGCGGGTATCCCAGGTACGGCGCACCCGACAACATCGGCTGAAAGGTCTCGTCGACGATCTCGAGGTAGCGCACGACCGAGCCGTTCACGGTCCGGCGCACGATGACCCAGGTCTCTTCGCGGTCGCCGTTGGGGATGGTCGCCACCGACTCGACGGCGCCGTCGGTGTAGTGCCGGGCCCAGCCGATCACCGACTGGTCGCGGTCGAGCGTGCAGCTCAGCAGCGCCCCGTCGCCACGCACCGCCCACAGCAGCAGGTCGGGCTCCTGCTGGTAGGCCATGGCAGTCACGCCGCCGCCCTCGGTGATGTGCTCGGCAAGGACCGTCAGGTCGGGCGCCGCGTAGCCGTCGAAGTCGTACCGGTAGCCCATAGCGCGCACCTTGCGGCCCGCGCGCTGCACGAACACCGACTCCTTGCCCACGGTGACCGGGCGCACACCCCTGGACCCATGCGAAGACTCGGGACGGATGCGCACGTTCGTCGGCGTGATCGGCTTCTCGACGCCGCCCTGCAGCGAGAACTCGCCGCCATAGGTGTGCACCACCAGGTTGCGCAGCGACGCCAGGTAGCTGATCGGGTTGATCTCGTCGGCGGCGATGGTGAACGAGTACCCATCGTCGTCGGCCGTGCCCTTGGTGAAGTCCAGGTACTCGCCGATGCGGCTGCCCCAGATCGTCTGCGGGAACTTGGTCGAGCCGGCCGCTACCAGCCGCTGCTCGTGGAGCGTCAGCGTGCGCGGGTAGCCGTTGGCCGCCGACCAGACCGACGCCTCCAGCGACCACGCCAGCGGGGGCGACGCGACGGTGCTGGTCAGCGCCGTCACGATCGTCGCTTTGACCACGCTGGCCGAAGTGAACGCGGTGATCTTGCACAGCCCGCCGTTGATGCGCACGAACTTCCCCACGTCCTCGGCGCGCCACACGCTGTCGGTGATGCCGTACCCGCCGCGCGCGTAGCTGGTCGAGATGAAGTCCGTGCTCGTGGTGGCGCTGACCTGCGTGGCGCTGGTGAAGCCGGTGATCGCCGCGACACCGCTGTCGGCGTACAGGGTCTTGCCCACGTCGCCGGCGGCGAACACGCCGGCCGAGGCGGTGACCGTGATCGACCCCGTCTTGGCCGACAGCGTGATGTCCGCCGCGCGCGACAGCGCACCGGTCAGGTCGATGCTCGAAGCCACGGGGTCCTTCGCCGACGGCTTCACGATGCCCTGCGGCGACGAGTCCAAGCTCCACGCGCCTGACGCCAGCGCCACGCCCGCGAACGCGATCGAGATGTCCACGGTCAGCACCGTGGCCGACGTGTACCCAGTGACCACGGCCAGGCCCGAGCCGCTGACCAGCTGCCGGCCCACGTCGCTGGGCAGGAACACCCCCGCGGCGGCCGTCGCCGTGCGCCCGGCGCCCACCGTGGCGGCCGACAGCGTGAGCGCCGCTGCCAGCGCGTGGCCCTGCTCGTCGAACGGCGTCGTGGTGAACGGCGCGGCCGACAGGTCGAACGCGGTCGGGCTGAACCTCCGCAGGCGCTGAATCGGCACCGTGGGGTGCGCCAGGAACATCGTGTCCGCGCCCTGGGCGTAGTCGATGTCGGGGAGCATGGCCTCGGTGTAGTTCGTGACCAGCTCGCTGATCAGCGCGCCGCCGCCGGCTGGCCACACGCGCAGGTACAGGTCGCCGAACTCCAGCATGTACGCGAAGTCCCGGCTGAACACGAACGGGACGAGGCGGGCCTTCTTCGAGCCGCTCAGCTTCGTCGACGCGATGTACCGCGTGCCGCCGCGGCGCTTGGCCCCGCCGTGGATCACCGGGTAGGCGTTGACCAGACTGCGCGCCGCGTTGGCGTACCGGTCGATGTCGGTGCGCCCGACCAGGCGCGGGCTGATCTCGCCCGCGGTGAAGTTGGTCTGCTGCAGACTGACGCGCGGCATGCTCAGCCCCGGCGCCAGATGTTGCCGGCGCCACCGCGGCGCGCCGCCAGCAGCGGCGAGTCACCCACGGTCTCAGGCGGCTCGTCCTGCCCGTCCACGGCCCGCGCCTGCCGCAGCACGTCCTTCAGCGCGTCCTCGACCACCTGCTCGAGCGACGCGGACTGCGTGATGGGGTACGCCATCACCGCCTTCATCGAGACGGTCATTGCCCACACGAGCATGTCGTCCCAGGTGCCCGGGTTCTCGTTGCGCCACACGTACCGCAGCAGCGCCGGGTTCTCGTCGCACAGCAACTTGCCGCTCTCAATTTTGAAGTCGGCCTCGGCACCGGCCTCGCCCACCGCCAGCACGCGCATGAAGTCTGGCGGCAGCGTGAACTGGAACGCCCAGTCGAACGCCGGCGGCGTCAGGTCGGGCGCCAGCGCCACGCGCTTGACCGCGCAGTTCCACGGGTGCCGGCGCAGCACATAGTTGCGCACCGCGGGCCACAGGTTCGACGCGAGCCGGGCCCGGTCGGTGTTCTCGTTCAGGTCGTTGATGGGCTGGCCGCCCAGCATGAGCAGCGCGTTTGAGCAGATGCTGACTTCGGTCGCTGCCATCGCGTCTGTCCTCCAGAAACAACAACGGGGGGCACGACGGCCCCCCGATCCACTGCACACGCCCGGGGTGGGCGCGACGCACGATCAGTCCTGCACGTACACGCCCTTCAGCGTGACGACCTGGCCGGCCGGCAGCGCGGCGCCGGCCACCACCGACAGCAGCGTCGAGTCGTCGGTCGAGCTGTTGAAGCCGTTGGCCACCGAGTTGCTGTCGTCCGTCACCTGGTAGCCATCGCCGGTCATGGTCATGGTGTTGGTCGCCGAGGTCGAAGCCGCGTTCGACAGCACCACCAGCATGCCGGGGCCGTAGCCATTGATCGCCGTGATCACGGTGTTCGCCACGATGCCCGTGCCGGTGATCAGGTTGCCCACCTGGAACGAACCGAAGTTGTTCGTCGGCTGGATCACGTTCGAGCCGGCGACCGTGGTGGCCGAGCCGGTGCACGTGTTGTCGGAGGCCGTCGGCGTGGCGTTGCCCGCGGCGGTGACCGACGTGGCCGCGAGGTAGCGCGCGGTGTTCACGTTGTCGCCCAGCGTGAGCGTGCTCGACGCGGCGCCCGCGTTCCAGATCAGGCGCGACAGGTGGCCCACGAGGCGCGCGCGCAGCGGCAGCTTGCCCCAGTAGATCCGGTCCGCGACCAGCAGCGTGCCGGCGCCGACGACGTACTGCGCTTCCATGAAGCGCAGGCGGCCGCCGAGCTTGTCGGAGCGCACGCGCGTGGCCGGCGCCAGCCCGTTGGCCGGGCCGTTGATGATCGTGAGGGCGTCGGAGTAGTAGTTCGGCATGGTGTTCTCCTTGGGTCAGGCGCAGGCGATCTCGACGACGCCTTCGTCCTCGAGCCGGGTGGCGCCGATCGACATGTCCGCGAAGACCTGCCAGGCGTTGTTCTTGTCCGGGCGCTTGTCGACCGAGGTGTTGATCTCCTGGCCGATGCCCAGCGCGACGCAGCTGCGCGACCAGGCCACGGCGTAGCCCGTAGTGGCGGTCGCGTCCTTGGCCACGCGCTCGGAGCGCACGAACTTGAAGCCGAGGAACGTGTCGATCTGACCCTGGGCCAGCGCCTTCACCGAGTTGTAGTCGACCGACTTGATCTCGGTGGTGCCGTACAGGTTGGTCAGCATCTTCGCGTTGACCACGATGACGCGGGCGGTCTGCTCGTTCGGAGACTGGCCGTCCATCGCCATGCTGGCGTCGTCGTCCACCTCGTTCGAATCGAGGATTTCCTTCGCCGTCAGCAACTTGGCCAGCGTGAGGTTGAAGCCGCCGACCGCGATCTTCTGGGTCGAGGGCAGGACCGACAGGCCGACGTTCGTGCGGGCGTTGCCGCGCGCGGCGTTGAGGATCGCGTCGTCGATCTGGCGGTTCAGCGCGGCCATGGCGAGCTTGGCGTAGCCGTTGGTCGGGTCGGCCAGCAGGCGCACCTTGTCGAGCTTGTCGATCAGCTCGGCCCAGCCCTTGTCGACCAGATCGATCCAGCGCCGCGAATGCGGCACCTCGACGAACTTGGTGTCGGAGTGGCGCGACGTGATGTCGTAGGCCTCGGCCTTGCCCATGCGCTCGACCGACTTGGACTGACCGACGATGCCGGCCTCGATTTGGCACCACGGGCGCAGGCGCGCCTGGTGCTGCTGATACAGCACTCGAAAGTTGTTCGAGAACTGCATCACCATGTTCTCGGTGATGGTGAAGCTCATCTGTAGCTCCTGAGAGTTGAACGGTGGTTCGCCTGTCAGGTTGTCCCTTGCGGGGCCTTCGCTACGCGGGGCTGCACCGGCTTCCGTGCGCGCCCAGGCGGGCTATCGAAACCGGTTGTCCGCACGCCACGGCGGGCCGGCATGGGCGCCATGGTCGTGCGGGTGGGCTGGCGGAATCCAGCCCGATGCTTCAGGCGGTCTTGAAGCTGTGCGTGCGGCCGCCCTGCACGGGGCGCTGGCCGGCGAGCTTGGCGGTCAGGGCCGACACCTTCGCCATCGTCGCGGCGTGCTGCGGGTCGTTGGCGTTGAGGTACGACTTCGAGGCCATGAGCTGGTCCAGGTTCTCCTGGATCTGGGCCTGCGCCTCGGGCGATGCGGGCATGTCCTCCTGCATTTCCTTGCCGATCGAGGCCAGACCGCGGATCAGCCGCGGGTCGTTGCCGTAGTCCTTGACGATGCCGTCGAAGTCCTTGCCGAAGATCGCCTTGCCGGCGGTGAAGGCGGTGCTGACCTGCTGCTTGTACTGCTCGTCGGTCTTCCAGCCCTCGCCCTGGCGCAGCTCAGCTTCGCAGTTGGCCGCGTCCATCGCCGGCATGGCCGCGCGCAGCGCCTGGCCCTCGCGCATGAACGCCGAGATCGCGGCGTCGACCACCTTCTGCGACGCGCCGGCCCCGTGCAGATCCTTCAGCAGCGCCTGCACGCCGGGCGTCTTGGCCAAGTCTTCGGACTTGACCGTCTCCTTGAAGGCCTCGGGCACGTTGACCTTGTAGCCGTCGATCGACTGCGGCGGCGCGTCGCCGCTGCCCAGGCGCTTCTCGAGCGGCAGATAGCCCTCGCGCGCCAGCTTCAGCGCCGTCGCCGCGTGGTCGATTTGCCCCGCCGCGTCTTTGACGACGAACTTGTCCGGGATGCCGGGTTCGGCACCACCGGCGCCGGCAGCTGCACCAGCCGCTGCGCCACCGCCGCCCTGACCACCGCCCGCAGCCGCGCCGGCAGAGAGGGCAGTCCCGGCACCAGAGCCTGCACCAGCGCCAGCTGCCGCACCGTCCCCGCCGCCTGCGCCTGCCGCACCAGCGCCAGCGCCAGCCGCTGCGCCTCCCGCTCCTGCGCCTGCCGCGCCGCCGCCCGAGCCGCCGCCCGAGCCGCCATCGTCCGCTGCAGCCATGAAAACATGATGGTTCCTCCAGTTCATGAGGGTCACTCCTTCGAGGTGAAAAAAGGCCGCATCACGCGGCCGGTTGGGGATCGTCTTCGTCGGGCGGGTCGGCGCCGTTGGCCCGGTTGATCTGGCCGAGGATGAAGTCGAGCACCGCGCGCCGGCCCAGCCGGTAGTCCGTCTCGCGCCGCCCCTCCTCGCCGCCCTTGACGAACAGCGCGCCACCGAAGCGCGCGATCAGGTCTTCGAGCACCAGGGCGCCCTCGTGGTGCCCCTCAAACACCCGGGCGTAGGTCGCCGGGTCGGCTTTGGCTGTGTTCACCGGCAGGGGATGGGAATCACATCGAGCCGCGCATCTGCACGCGCTCCAGCTCGGGCCCGGCGCCGCACGCGGCGGCGAACTGGGCGTATGTCGTGTACGACTCGTCGCCGATCTGCAACCCCCAGTGGTAGATCGTCCGGTCGATCAAGTCATCGTGGCAGTAGCAGGTGAGGATCGAGAAATTGCCACTGCCGCCGCGCGCCGGGTCGTGGTTGGAGCAGTTGGCCGCGCCGGTCTCGCTGTAGGCCAGGCGACGGTCCTGCCAGATGCTGATGGCCCCGGTGTTGTCGTAGGCCCACTTGGCATAGACCACGAATTCATAGGCCACGCCGGGCACCAGCTTGGCCCTGCACAGCGTGCGCACAGTGAAGTTGCTGCTGGTGGTCTGCGCCGCAGATGCCGATGTGACCTCCCACCGGAACCAGCCGCCGCCCTCGGGCTCTGCGATCAGCCACAGCGGCGGCGACACGTCGAAGTCGGCCGGCGTCGTGTCGATGGTGTCGTGCACTTGGAACAGCGCTACACGCTGCGAGCCTGGTGGGTTCGGCCAGGTCTCGAATTTGAAGTTCGGATCAAGCGCCACCTTGAACCGATACCAGCGGCGGCTGCTGGCGTTGAGCTTGCCGTCAGTGCTGCCCGCCCAGTTGGTGATCGGGTCCAGGTTGCTGGTGGTCCAGCCAGGGGCAAGTTGCACCTTCGGGCCAGCGCTAACTCCGGGGTCGGCGGCAAACTTGGTGAACCGGCAGACCGTCGCTCCGCTGCCGTCCGGCGCTGTCGTCAGTGCGCATCGGGCCTGCACATCGGGCAGCGAAAACGTCGCCTGAGTCGGCGTGCTGTAGCCCACATCGTTGCAATCGAGGCGGGAGAACGTCCCCCACGGCTTGTCGCCGCGGGGAAACCAGACATCGAACAACAGCGCCATGTCAGCTCGCCGGCCACTCGGCCGCGCTCAGGGGCGACTCGGGATCGCGGTACAGGCGCCGCGCGAGGGCGTCCAGCTTGGCAACGGTGATGGCAGACGATGCCGAGTTGGCGGCGCGCAGGAAGTGCATCGACGCCTGCGTCGCGCCCAAACTTACGGTCGTCGGCCCGGCCGTCCGGTAGTACTGCCCGATCCGGCACGCCTCGGTGGGCGTGATCACGTTGGGCAAGTTGGTGGCGTTCTTGACGCCGTCACCCGCGAACGCTTGCTTGCCGTTGATCCACATGCCGTAGTACGCGGTCCCGTTGGCACCACTGCCGAGCACGTGGCCCCACCAGCAGAACATGACGTGCGCCCACGATCCGGTCGGAATTGCGCCGTCATTGAGCGGGCCCGCCTGATCGGTGTAGGCGCCGAAGATCGTCGATCCGGCGTTGTCGATGGTGAACGTGAGATTCGACGCCACGGTAACGCGCAACCCCATGCCCTGCGCGCTGCTGTTGTTGCCGCCCTGCGACCAGATCGGCTTTGTCCACGCCGGCACGGTAGCCAGCTTGATGCGGCATGCCGTCAGCAGGCAGTCGCCATTGTTGAAGTTGTAGTCGAATGCTCCGAGCTTCTGGGTGGTGTCGGTGTTGGCCGCGTCGGTCGTCAGCAGGCCGTCGGTGGAGGCGAAGGCGGTGGCCGACACAAACGCGGCTCCGGCCACCCCGTTGTTTCCCTTCCCGCTGACATCGACCAGCACCGGGTCGGTGGTCGCGTGATGACCCAGGTACAGGGCGATGTAGCCAGGCGAGACGCCACCATTGGCGAGGGTGCGTGCGATGCGCGGGCCGAACTTGAGGGCGTTGGACATGGCTCAGACCCCCCACACGATGCGAAGCGCCGTCTTTTCCGTGCCGACCGCTGCTTCGGTCAGCACATCCAGGCGGGTGATGAGCGAATCGGACTGCGCCGCGATCGCCAGATCGTCGCCTTGGAAGATCGGCAGGTTGGCGCCGTCCACCGCGAGCTTGCCAGTGGCCTCGGCATCGGTGCTCGCGTTGACCACCAGCTTGGCGAACTGGTTGGCGGTGGCGGTCGCGCCCGGCAGCAGGCGATAGGTGATCTGCACCCATTTCGCGCCGCTGGGGATCCGGATCGTCTGCAGCGTGTTGCTGAGGTCGCGGATGACGGTCGAGCCGACGTACGCGGCCAGCTCGGTCGGGCTGTTGACAGGCAGTCCCATGTGATGTGCTCCTGTGGTGGATCAGTAGGCAGACTGGGGCCACAGCCACCAGCACCAGGTGTAAGACGACGAGCCGGCAGGGATGGCCCACACCAGAAGCGCACCAGCATCAGCGCCATCGCTCAGGCGCACGATCTGGCCCGGCGTGCCGGTGGTCGCGGCCAGGGTGGCGCTGGGCTGATTCCCAGCCCCTGACACCAGGGCTTGAGTAGCCAGAGTCTGCTGCGGCGTCAGCACGCCGACAGAGCCAAACCGCCCGCCCGCGCTCGGCTCGGTGACAGTCCATCCGCCAGCCCCCAGC